CTCCGGCACCGAGACCCTCGCCGAGGCGATCGCCCGCAAGGGGCGCAATCCCGACGCGGTGCTGGCCGAGATCGCCGCCACCAACGCCAAACTCGACGAGCTCGGCATCGTTCTCGACACCGACCCACGACGGGTCACCAAGACGGGTAGTGCTCAAAGCATCGAAACCGCCGATCAGCCGGACGAAGACGAACCCGATCCGCGGCTGATCGCCAACGACTGACAATCAAGGAACCGAGATGGACAAGACGATCGAACTGCCGGCGCTCCGCCGTATGGCGGAACTCGCGCCGGGCTCCGTTGACGGCGACAGCCGCACCGTCGACGTGATCTGGTCGACGGGGGCACGGGTGCGCCGCGTGCCATTCTTCGGACAGCCTCACGACGAGGAGCTGAGCCTCGACCCGGCCCATGTCCGGCTCGAGCGGCTCAACGCCGGCGCGCCGTTCCTGCGGGTGCATGAGCTGACCGAGCTCGACGCCGTGATCGGCTCGGTCTTGCCCGACTCCGCGCGCATCGAGAACGGGCGCGGTGTGGCCACGGTGCGCCTCAGCGAGCGCGAGGATGTCGAGGCCATCTGGCGCGACATCCAGGCGGGCCACATCAGGTCGGTTTCTATCGGCTATCAGGTCCATCGCTACGAGGTGTCCAAGCCCGAGGGTGGCCGCGAGCTCTGGCGCGCCGTCGATTGGACGCCCTTTGAGATTTCCGCCGTGCCGGTCGGTGCCGACCCCGCCGCCGGCTTCCGTTCCACAGAAACCCTTCACGCCTGCGTCGTGCATCGTGCCGGCGCGGTTCCCAGGACCGAAGGGACCAATCCCATGCATGACGAAGATATCGAAGTCGAAGACGCGATCGACGCCGCCGAAGAGGCGGTAGCGCCTGAAGAGACGGAGCCGCCGCAGACCCGCGGCGAGACCAAGCCGGCGAAGTCCACCGAAGACTCGAAACCCGACGCCGAGGCGCTGGTCGCCGAGGCCCGCGCCGGCGAACGCCAGCGGGCAGCGACCATCTTCGACCTCGCATCCCGCCTTGGGCTGGAGCGTGGCGTGGCCGACGATCTGGTGAAGCGTGGCGTAAGCCTCGATGAGGCGCGTCGGCAGATCCTCGATACCCTCGCTGAATCGTCCGATCAGACGCGGACCTTTGGCCACGTCTCGGTGCCGCTTGGCGGTCAGGACGAGCGGGTGACCCGGCGCGATGCGGCCGCCAATGCGCTTCTGCACCGCTACAGCCCGACCCTGTTCCAGCTCACCGACGCCGCCCGGCAGTTTCGAGGCATGACGCTGATGGAGCTGGCCCGGGAAAGCCTCGGCGAGGCCGGCGTGAATACCCGCGGCATGTCGCGGGACGAGGTCGCGACGCGGGCCCTGCACTCGACCTCCGACTTCCCGGAGATCCTGGCGGCGGTCACCAACAAGACCCTGCGTCAGGCCTACGAGGCCTATCCCCGCACCTTCCTTGCCTTTTGCCGCCAGGTGCTCGCCACCGACTTCAAGGCCATGCACCGGGTGCAGATGGGCGAGGCGCCGCAGCTGCTGAAGGTCAACGAAAGCGGCGAGTTCAAACGTGGCACCATCGGTGAATCGAAGGAGAGCTACCGCATCGAGACCTACGGCCGCGTCGTGGGAATCACCCGGCAGGTGCTGATCAACGACGACCTCGACGCCTTCACGCGCATTCCCGCCATGTACGGCAACTCGATCGCGCAGCTGGAAAGCGATGTGGTCTGGGGGATCGTCACCGGCAATCCGGCGATGGCCGACAACAAGGCGCTGTTCCGTGCCGATCACAAGAACCTGGAAGGCACGGGGGCCGCGCTCAGCGTCGATGCGGTCGGCAAGGGCCGCACGGCCATGGCCAAACAGACCGGCCTCGACAAGAAGACCGTGCTCAATATCCGGCCCGCCTTCCTGATCGTGCCGGCGGCGCTGGAGCTCAAGGCGGAGCAGATGATGGCCCAGAACATCGTTCCGGCGGAAACCCAGAGCGTGGTGCCGCAGTCGATCCGCACGCTGAGCCCCATCGCCGAGCCTCGGCTCGATACCGTGAGTGATACCGCCTGATACCTGGCGGCGAGCCCGAACCAGATCGACACCATCGAGTACGCCTACCTGGAAGGCCAGCAGGGCGCCTACATCGAAACCCGCAACGGCTTCGACGTCGACGGCGTGGAGATCAAGTGCCGGCTCGACTTCGGCGCCAAGGCGATCGACTGGCGCGGTCTCTACAAGAACCCGGGCGCGTAAATTAGGCCCAATCCGACTGACTGACGAAACGGGCGGCCAACTGGCCGCCCTTCGTCTTTTGATGTGAAGGAGAAATGGAATGGACGCCTCCCGGAACTGGAAGCTGGCGGCGGAGGGTTGAGGTGGACCCTCACGGGCCGACGGCATCAAAGTGCCCAGGTGGAAGAGTGAACTCTTCACAGGCAAACCGGAGGGTCCGAGATGGAGATTAGCAGAACGGTGGTCGGCGTGGATACGGCGAAACGGGTGTTTCAACTGCACTGGGTCGACATGGAGACGGGCGAGATCGTGGACTTGCGGCTGACGCGGGCGAAGTTCCTGGAGCACTTTGCCAATCGCGCGCCCTGCGTGGTCGGGATGGAGGCGTGCGGCGGCTCACAGCACAGGGCGCGCCGGCTTCGCGAGCTGGGCCACGAGGTCAGGCTTTTGCCGGCGAAGCTGGTGCGGCCCTTCGTGGGCGGCAACAAGAGCGATACGCATGACGCACGGGCGGTCTGGACGGCGGTTCAGCAGCCGGGTGTCAGGACGGTTGCGATCAAGAGCGAGGAGCAGCAGGCGGTCCTGGCGCTGCACCGCATGCGCCAGCAGCTGGTGAAGTTCCGTACCGCTCAGATCAACGGCCTGCGCGGTCTGTTGGCCGAGTACGGCGAGGTCATGCCGCAAGGCCGGTCCGGTATCGCAAGAGGCATCGCCGCGGCGCTGGGGCGGGTCTCGGAACGGCTTCCGGCGATGGTCGTGGAGACCCTGCGCGAGCAGTGGGCCCGTGTGATCCGGCTCGACGATGAGATCGGCGAGATCGAGCGTCGGCTCAAGCTGTGGCACCGGGACAATGCCGCCAGCCAGCGGGTCGCGGAGATCCCCGGCGTCGGGGTGCTGACCGCGACCGCCGTCGTCGCCGCGATGGGCGATCCCGCAGCCTTCAGGTCCGGCCGCGAGTTCGCCGCCTGGCTGGGCCTGGTGCCCCGGCATGTCGGCACCGGCGGGCGGGTGCGCATGCTCGGCATCTCCAAGCGCGGGGACAAGTATCTGCGAACCCTGCTGATCCACGGCGCCCGCTCGGTGTTCACCACCAGCAAGGCGCCGCCGGAATGGGCGCTGCGCCTGGCCGAACGGCGACCGCTGAACGTCGCTGTGGTGGCGCTCGCCAACAAGATGGCACGCACGATCTGGGCCTTGTTGGCCCATGACCGGGCGTACCAGGAAGGGTTCGTGAGCCGGCCCGCATGAGCGCGGCTGGCAATGGACATGAGCAACTGACAAGGGAGATGGCACGCTGAAAGGTTGCGCAAGGTACGACAAAGTGTGATGGCAAACAGGTCAGACCGCGATCCGCCAAGCCTGCATGGCGTTCGAGGGCGAGAAGCCCACGGGAGAAATGAGGCGCGGATCGGCAGATCCCATCAGGGCCAGCGGGCACAAAGCCCCGCACCAAAGGCCGGATACAAAACTGCAATCTGCCCCTGACCGTCACACCCAAATCGGTCCTTGCCTCCCGGGAGGCGTCCATACAAATGTCATGAAGAACTACGTACAGCCCGGAAATACGATCACGCTCGCCGCACCCTACGATGTCACGTCCGGCGGCGGCCTGTTAGTCGGAGCGATCTTCGGCGTGGCCGGTGGCGATGCTCTGAGTGGAGAAGAGGTCGAGGCCTCTCTGGTCGGCGTTTTCGATCTGACCAAGGCGGCGTCGCAGGCGTGGAGCGCCGGCGATAAGGTCTACTGGGACGACACCAACAAGGTCGCGACCAAGACGGCGACCGCGAATACGCTGGTCGGGGTCGCTTTGGAGGCCGTGGCCGGTGGAGCCGGCGACACGATCGGCTGGGTGCGGTCGGGCACGGGCTGGTCAAGGTCAATCCAGGCCGCGCCAGGCGCTTCGCTCAGGCGGTTGGGCAGGACGCCAAGACCGATCGGGTGGATGCCGGGTTGCTCGCCCGCATGGGTTCGGTTCTGGACCTGGATGC